GAGCCTCATTGGAGAAGCTTTAACCCACTCAATAAACTCACCATCACGTACAATATCTGCAAAGTCAGGATGCTTCTTGTTGAGCATTGCTTGTGTCTGAATTTGCTTTAACTGTAATGATGCCTGTTTAGCGGCAATTACGTCAGGATGATTCGCTACAGCACGATTAACGTGACTCTGCGGATCTTCAAAGAAATCAATCTCTTGTGAGGCGTTATTTACCTCATTTGGTTGAACTTGTTGTTGATTCTTTTGAGCTATGCTCTGTTTGATGAGATCATCAGCTAAACGCCTAACTTCACCAACTTCCTGTGCTTGCCTACCAATTAGCTTTTCAGCCTCTTGGTGCATACGAACAATATCTTCGAGATTCTTCCCCTTGTATTTCTCAGGGATCTCTTGTTGTGGAGCTTGCTCTTCACTTGGTTGTGGTGTCTGTTTAGCATTTGAAGACTGTTGTTTAAAGTCCTCAGCTTCTATCTCACTAACGTTACCTAGTTCCTCATTGCTATCAATTAAAGCCATACCTAACCTTTCCCTGTCCACGTTGATGGATTACAGGATAATTTCAAAATAAAATTGGGTTGCCTGAAGCTATTCAGATCCTCTCTTTTGTTCCTGCTTGAGCCTGTCAGCTCTCACAGCAGCCCACTTAGCCGTTGCACCGGGGAAGTCACCAGATATGGCATCTAACCCAATGGTAGGAGCTGAAATGAGCCTGATAGCGTCCTTACTACATACTTTGCATTTAGCAGTTGTATGATCGCTATCTACCAGCGATTCAGTTATGTGATTGTTGGGACATAAGAAATCATAAAGACGTTTACTCATCCTTGTAGATCCTCATATACCTTCTCACACACAGCCTTACGCCCTAAAACCAATTCAAGAATATCTAACTGTCCTTTACGATAATGTAGTGTTTGTGTATCGTTGACAGTAGAAATATCGTTTAAACTAGCCTTAATCTCTTCAAAGTCTTCAATTAAGAAGTCCCAACCCTTAGTACTCATGGTATTAAAGGTTTCTTCGTAATACTTTTGTAGGTCTTTATCCATTTAAGGAGAACCTTTCTATAGTTTATTAAACAATATTAATATTTTATCATAAAAAGACTTGACATGCACTAGTAACATGTGCTACAATTACGTTTTAACTTAAATAAAAAGGATTACTATGACATTTAGGTATAAAACTACATCTCAAGAGCGTGAAAACATGTTGCAATGGCTTCGTGAAGGAGTCTCATACACTGAAATATCTAAGCGTTTAGAGGGTAAATTAACCAAGCAACGTATCAAACAAATAGCTCAAAAGAACAATATTGATGCTTTTCAGATACGTCAAACTATTAAAACAAAGGAATATACCGATAGAATGTTTGCTAAGAATGGATCTAAATGGAATGATCCTGAGTTTACTAAGTCTTTAATCTTTCAATCTATGAAAGAGAAGTTTCGCAACAAGAAAGGTAACAAATATGGATGGGAATGGACTATTGAGTTTGGAGATCTTGAGTTTCCCTCTCATTGTCCAGTATTAGGTCTTGAACTTGATTACTTTACAGAAGGTAAAGGACGTTTAGAAAACTCAGTATCCTTTGATCGTGTAGATCCTACTAAAGGTTACATTAAAGGTAACGTTATTGTGATGTCTTGGAGAGCCAATCGCATTAAAAACGATGGAACTTCCCAAGAACACCAACAAATTGCTGACTTTATGCGCTCTTATTAGCTTTAGTCATCATCTGAAGGCTTGCAATACGCTCATTTGAGGCAATATCAGCAGCTTTCAGGTTAACTTGCTTCTCTTTAAGCATCATGTCAGCCAGTTTCAGACGCTTCTCAAAGTCATCACCTCTGTCTAGGTTAGTAGATGCAGCTTGAACGAGCTTTACACGCTGCTCTTCAGGAATCATCTGAGCTTCAATCATGGTTTTCTGAGCCTCAGCTGACTGTTTCTGAGCCTTAGAAGTCAAATCAGCCACCTGAGCCTGTGCCAGCTCCATTGCAGCCTGTTGTTGCATCTGCTGAGCCTCAGCAGCCTGTGGGTTAGGTTGAGACATCTGATCCAGAGCCTTCATCAACTCACCACGGTTAGACAATGAGCTATTCTGCAAGATACCTTTAAGGATCAATGGCAATACTGGTGTATTTGGGCCTAAGGTCTGCAACAAACCAATCATCTGTTGTTGTTCAAACTCTCGTGCCAAGATACCTAAGGTAGCTGTAGGTACGAATGTCATGTCAACTGATGGATAACGCTCACTGTCAAACTGCATATAACGGAATGCAGCCTTGTTAATGAACGGGATCATGAAGTCTTCTTGGAAGTTACTCAAGGTACGCTTGTACTTCTTGATGATTCCAGCCATAGCCATTGACATACCACCAGCACCTGCATCACGAGGTACGTTGGAGGGCATACCTGCGCTGTCCACTGTGCCTGTAGCTTGCAGGAGCATACGTTCAAAGTTCTGCGCTGCTGCAACTGCATTGCCATCAGTAACACCAAACTTGAAAGGATACAAGATCTCAGATGGAGCACCGTTGGTTAGAATAGCCTTACCGGGCTTAATCTCAAACTTAGCACCTCGTGGGAGCCTTGTAGCATCCATAGCAATCATTGGTGCTGTGAGTCATTGGCAATCACAACGATAGCTTCAACCAAGTCTGAGTAGTCTTCAGCTGCTGAGCCTTCAGGGAACAGGTCAGCATACTCAGTTGACTCTTCACCATCTAAGTACTCACGAGGAACTAAACCATAGTATGTAATCAGCTTAACCTTATCATCTTGATATGTCTTCAAGTCTTGGGTTACTTCCAAGTCTTCATCCTCTGATGCACTGGTGATGTCGACCTTCTTATAAATGCCTCGCTCAATGCCTTCCACAATCTTGTGAATGGATACGTACTTCTCGATAGCAACGCCCATAGCATCGTCAATGGAATCAGCATTAGGATCAATAAGGAAATTCTTAGGGTTAACTGGTTTAATCTTGACCGCAACTCTATCTTTCTCTTGAACTCCAATAGCGGCTGCATTAGCAATGCCGGGAATCGCTTGAGTAGCTGGAATGTATTGCTTCTCAGTCTTAACAATGATCTCACCAATACCTGTACCATATATTTCAGCCATCAACTCAATCTGGTCAATAGCTTTCTTAATCTTGTCTCTCTTAAAGTCTTCATGCAGTTGAACCTTAATTTGTTCAACATCTAGAGGATTACCATCTACATCTAGAACGTCATCTGAGATGTCAAAGAATTCACCTTGACCGAAGATAGCTTCCATGATCTCAGCATGGCGAGTCTCAATGGCTTGCTGAGTAGCTGGAGAGATGATACGTGAACGCTCAGACTCTCTTCCCTTGTCCTCAGCAGCCCAGATACCACGGAATACCCTCTCGTACTCTTGCCACAAGTCCATGTAGTTAGCATCTCTGTGGTCACGCCAGCGAACAATGTGCTGAGTAACCCATGAGGTTAGTTCCTTTTCAGTCTCTGTTGGTTCTTCCCAATTAGAGTCTTTATCGTCATCGAACTGATCTTTAGTTAAAGCCATTGTCTTTATCCCTTATGTATTACCATTTAACTTTGTTGGCCCAGTAAGCTGCTGACATCTTACCTTTGGCAATGTTCTTAGCATGACGAGCTTTAAAGGAATCGTTACGAGCTGAACCTTCTGGACTACCTGAGACACCTTGCTGTCCAAACCTGATAGTCTTAACTTCATCACCCTCTTTAGCCACAACTACGTGACTCTTAGTTGGATGATTAGGTGTACGCTTAGGCTTGTTAAAACCACTTACACCAGCTCTATCAAGTCTAGAATCTTTAGAGGTAGCCATATCACTTAGCTTTCTTTTTAGGGGTACTCTTCTTAGTATGCACTAAGTAGTCACTAGAGGCTGTATGCTTAGCACCTGACATCAGCTTACCACTGGCATCCTTGTGCGTAGCACCTTTGTACTCTCTACCATCTTTAAAGTAATGTTTTACACCTGCTGCCATGATAATTAGTACATCTTCATTTTAGTAGGTTTCTTCTTAGCAGTCTTAGCTGACTCAATGAAGTCCATCTTAGACGGAGCAGCTTTAGAGCCTACCTTGTTCATCTTCTCACCTGAACCTGCAGCTATACGTTTACGTTTAGCGTTGATATTTGCATAGAGTCCTGTTTTAGCCATTGTCAATCTCCTTAATAGCCATTCGGTTAATAACCTGCAATCTTATCAAAAACTTCCCACTCATCTTCTTCGTAGTCAGCGTTATAGTTAGCTATAGCTAGTTGGTCAATGTAACTTAGAGCATCTACTAAGTCATCGTGTACACCAGCTGTTGGAAACATCACTAACTGATCTCTGAACTCACTCCAGTCCTCAGACTCATTGAAGGTAATCCTTCCATGTTCCATACGACCTTGTAAGCTCCAGACAACCCTATCAATCTTCTTCTTG